ACACACCTTCTTTAAACGCTCTTCTCTTAAAGTGGTTGATTCAGACATATCACCCATCATACCATTTGTATAGTCTTGAATCTTTTTTAACCTATTCTTATCATTAGGATTATCGATATATTTAGCGTAAGCTTTTTGAAATTCAGCATCATCCATCACTTTATCAATGATTCCACCAATCTTTTTAGTTGCAGCTTTTACTGACTTAACGATGTCTTTAATCGACGCTTCTTCAACTTCTTCCGTTTTCCGTGTACTCAGCTCGCGGGTGAGATCTTTTACAATCTGCCTGGCCTTTGGATTAGATACACCTTTAAAGATGTTAAGGAATGCAGTAAGCTGGCTTACGTTAAGCAGTGATAAATTTCTTTGATTTATTTCTGAAATATTTTTTGTAGTGTTTTGAGATTCTTTCATTGTGCGTTATTGCTCCAGTTAAGTGAAATTTTATCGGATGTTATTGGTCCAACTTACCATAAAGTGATTCTTCCAAATCTTCTTTTTTACCTTTATGCTTGGCCCAGAGGTCTTTGTCTCCAGTGGTACGTGTTTTTCCTCCAGTTATAAACGAGTTAATGCGGGCATAGGCCCATTGGTGAGGTGTTGCTCCTGGTCTGTGACCTGTTTTCCAAGCAGCCATGCCACGATCAAATACCTTTTTTAGAATACCGTAAGAGATGCCTGATTCGTCGGCTTTATTTTTAACGCCTTTGATTTGTTTTTCGCTTAGCTCTTTTGCGTACAATAGAGCCTTTAGTTTTTCTCTGAATTCCTTTGTTCTACCATCGATTGATGATTCTACAATAGTTTCATACTCATCTTTATAACTATCTACAAATTTTTCGTAGGCTTCCTTTACCTCTATTGAACTATTAAAGTCTACATTTTCATATACAAAATCAGTCCAAAAATCTTCTCCTAAGATGATTTTACACTGTTTGACTAATCGTTGTTTTCTAATATCCATAGTTCCCATTAAATTATAATTCTATTTATAATAAAGTCATCCTCCAAATTCATGGCCTGCGACTCTTTTCATTTGTTTTTTGTATTCTTCAAAATCTGGTTTTGTCTTATACAATTTGATTGATATTTCGTTGCGATCTTTACCTTTGATACGCCATTTAAATCCTTTTTCCAAATGCTCAGGCTTAGTTGTTTTAACCACTCTGCGTTTAAAACCATCTTCCCAAGGTTCGCTTTTACCTTCACCTTCTTCGATACCTTCAGGCACACAGTTAGGAACTTTCTTGTTTCCCTTTTTCTTCATGCCTACTTGCTTATAACCATCCCAACAATCTTCGTCATAACCAGGTGTATCTTTTTTATACGCTTTAGTCAATTCATCAGATGGATAATCATTAGCTTCTTTCTCTACAAATTCACCAAATTTTTTACGATAAGCAAGTGTGTGTTTAGACACTTTGGTCTTTGCTCTTGCATCACCTGGCGCTGGCTTATACGCTTTTGGATTATCATCAGACATTTTAGCCTGTTTATTAAATTGGGCTGACCTTTTATCCCTTGTTGATTTTGAAAGATCTTTGGCGTACGTTGGATTTAACTTTTCCTCAAGCTTATCAATGAAATATTTTTTATCATTTTCAGCTATAACATAATTAGACTTACGCTCTTTAATAGTAAGTTCAGAATTTTCAAAATACACTACATCTCCAACGTTAAAAATTTCACCTGAAATATACTTTTCACGTTTTTCTGATATCGTTGGAAGTTGAACGTGCTTTCTGAAATTAGTCATTTCTTTCAATCCCATTCTTTTACGAAGTAGATTAAAAAGCGTCATATCTTCACCATAGGCTTTTGGTAACCCCACTGTGAATGATTTGAAATCACCATCTATAACTGCTTTACGCATTTTAGACGCGCTCATTCCTGATACACCTTCAGCATCTGGATCCCGCTCACCTGCTGATGCGATTTCAATTCCGTCTTTAAAATTGTAGTAACCGTGACGGCCTTGAGCGCCGTTGTACTGATTCAAAAGTTTTTGAAATTCTTTTACTCGATCTGATCCTACAACCATAGTGATCCTAGTAAAACCCTGTTCATGCAATATTGAAGCTATGTGTAAAGCGGTTTTGGCCTTTTTATCTTCAATAATACTGCGGCCGTGCTTTGGAAACATTTTACGCATCACTTTAATTTTTTCTTTGTACTCTAAAGGATTCTTTTTAGCGTCATTAGATTGTGATGCGTAAATACGATAATCGTTTCCTCTTGCAAGTGATGCAACTTTAGCAAGCAATTTTCCGTGTCCTATTGTAGGAGGATTAAACCTACCAAACGTAAAGATTACTTCTCTTTTATTTTCTTCGTTGTATTCTTTAAATGATTTCATTTCTTTTTTGCTAAAGTAATTTTGCGCTTATACATACTACTCGACATTTTTTCTTCAACCTGGATAAGTGTTCTTATCTTTGATTGAAGAGGTGATTCAAGATCGCTATCTGTAATCTTTCCAATCGCACTATAGAGCGCTGAATAATTGCCTCGCTTTGAAAATTTTTCCAAGTCTTTTACTTGGCGTGTTACTTCTTTCTTTAAACTCTCGTAATCGTATTTAGCTAAACCGACTACAACTATTGCAGGATTTTCAGGACTTGCAATAGTCTGTGGGTCGTCCATCACGATATAACCAGAAACTTCTGTTTTAGTTCTGGCTTCTCTTAATACTTCTATTGCTTTGTTTATCGTTCCCATCCTTTTATTACATCCTTTGAAAAGTTATTTGTTGAAAATTCTAGGCGATCAACCAATTTTACTGCGCCACCTTTATTATCGATAGCAACAAAACCTTCTGAACCAGTGACCTTAAATCCGTTCTTAGTTCTAATAAATGTGTCAATTGATTTTACCTTATCTAGTTTATTTATAATGATTAATTTAGCATCAACTATTGCGTTCATGAGTTGAAACATTAGGTCGAGATTTTTTTTATTATCATTTGAAAAGAAACGCATTTCATCTTGCTGTCTTTGCAAAACTGCTTCTTTTCCTTTAACACTTGACCTCTTGTCGTATTCTTTTTTATACTTTTCATCAAACCACTTTATCATATCCTTTACGTGTTTTGCAGTATTCATAATACGCTCTCCTTTACGCACAAGTGTATTATTAAAGGTTTCAATTTTAATTGCTAAAGCAGCGTTTTTCTCTAGTTCTGATAGAGTTGTTGATTTAATTTTTTGAAATATCTTACCAGCGTTTGAAAGCTGTTCTGTGACTTCATCAGTATCGACAGATGTTAAAGTAGCAGTGCCTGATAAATCTTTATATTCTGCGTCTTGATACCATACGCTCGATTTCTTCTTTAATCCTTTAAGGTCGACACCGAATGATGCTTTCATTGAAGCAAAATCTGCTCCTTTATAAGTAGTATGCCACACCACACCAAGATTTGCTTGTGTGATTTGTTTTGCTAAATTAGATTTTGCAGGCACCGCATACACAATTGTGTTAGGTTGAAATGTTATCATTTTTTCGCCATCAATAGATTCGCTACTTAAATCACCTTTAGTAAACATTACATCACCTTGAATAACATCTTTAATACCAAGATCTTTAAGTTCGTTAAATGCAACTACTAACTTTTCTGCAAGATCTCCAGAAGTGTCAGCTCTTACTTCAGCTTCTGACTTATAGACCTTAGGATCTTTATTGAAGATACCCTTTTTAGCAACAAAGAATTGGCCATCTGCAGGATCTATGCCTGCAAATACTGCAGGTGCACCATCCCATTTTACTGTTACATCAGTAGATGAGTTGTTATTACCAGCAAGCATATCTCTTAATGATCGGAGTGCAAATATCGCTTCTCGGGCTCCTTTCACACCACCGTAGATAACTCTATCTTCGATGTGTGTCATGTGAGTATTCTTACCAGCTTTAGAAGCCTCGACTAAATATGTTTTAAATGTTTTCATTAAAGTTTTTAAATGATTTTATCGATGATGGCTCTTCAATTTCTACTACTAAATTAGTCGATCCTGCTTTGTAAATTCTGTGGTATTCCATTTTAGAAATAGTTAGAACATCGCCTTCTTCTAATTCAATTGGAATATTGTTGTCCATTTGCATCATCCAGCCTTTTCCTTCAAGGACTGTTATAACACGATCTGATTTATCGCGATGCCACACTAGTTCGTGAGAATCTGTGTTTGATTCAAAAGTACGAGTTTTAAATCGACCATTTGTTATATCTGTATAGGGTTTACTCATATTACCAAAAAAACGAACCTCCACCTTTTAAACCAAGTTGTGATGCGTATCGTGGAAGATTGCATGACCAATA